TCGAAGTATCTTTTGTATTTCAGGGTCAACCATTGCTGCACGAGAAACTATTTTTCTAGTTACTTCAAACAAACCATCTGCAGAACTAGAGGCTGCTTCTCCTGTTAAAAACTCTTTGTACTTGCCACTTGTAAAAGTAGTCCAAGGTGTAAAACTCTTACCTTTATTACTTATTTGCCAAGCAACCTTCGCATTTGTAACTGGGTCAAATAAATCTTCATTGCTAGATAAACCAAACTTTTTTCTTCTAGCAGGACCTAAATTGTCAATCATATTGATTTGCCATAGTCCATAAGAATTATCTGGTCTTTTTTTATTATGTGCTTGTGCGTTACCACTAGATTCAGCAAGAGCAATAGCAATCATTGTATTATGAAATTCTTTTGGAACTCCTGCTTGAGTTAGTATATCTTCTAACTCTTGTCTTGTATATTTTGCCATTTATAGACTTCCTGGTCTAACAACGCTTTGAACTTCTTGTCTTGCTTTGTTCGCAATTCTTTCAAACACATTTGATATAGCATTCAAACCGCCTTGACCTGCACCAAACTCTTCAGCCTCTGGTCTGTCTAGCGTGTACTCAGTAGCAAAAGATTCTAATTGGTCAGCAGTAAAACCTTCGTAAGTAGTTTCCATGCCAGTAACCATATCAACAGCACTTCTTCTAGGATTGGCAGTTGCTTCTGCTTCTAGTGCAAATTTAAAAGCCTGTATTTCTTCAGCACTTGGCATTCTTCCTACATACTGAGAATAAGTAGATTTAAGAACTGCTTCTGCTTCTCTATCAGATGGAACATAAGCAGACAACGCATCCATGTCTTGTTGAACATTTTTAATATAATCATCTATACCAAAAGAACTTAATCCATCTTTAACATTTTGATAATTTTGCTGACTTAATTCACTTAAGTATCTGTTTAAAGCAATACCAAAGAACTCATCAGCCGTAGCACCTTGACGCAGACTAGATTGTGTTTCAAAGTTTTGAATGCCTGCTAAAGTATAAAAACCTTTTTCTGCTAATAGTTGTTTAAATTCAGAAACTCTATTGTTTTTAATTAAGTCATTTATAAAAAACTCTTCAACAACAGAAGAATCATAAACAATTGATTCAGATTTATCTCTGCTTGTATCAGATATTAAAGAAGGAAGAATTACAGCAAATGTTGGAGATGGTGTTCCACCTTCAGCAGTTCCGCCATAGATATCAGCACCAGGGGCATCTGCAGTTATAAAATAAACTTGCCTGGTTATTGGATTTTGTTGTACAAAATCATCTATATCTTTTTGACCAACAAGTCTACCTGTGCGATAAGAATACTCTTGCGGAGGTAATTTTTCTTTTTCAATTTCTGCTGCAATTTCTGCAGATGTTTGCCATGTTTTATCTTTAGGTGTTTCAATTGGAGTTACTCCACGTAAGTCATCTAAAGATACTCTTGCTATTCCAGTCTTATCTTTTGTATTGTATTGAACACTTGCTATTGCTCTAATTTGTTCTTTAGTAAATGATTTACCAACAAGAGGACCAACTATTGGGTCTCTGCGGTTTCCACCTTTAACTTTGTACGTATCAGTATTAGCATCATATTCTAAATCAATTTTTATAGCCATTAACTTATGCGCTCATCTCTACTTAAACTTTTTAGGATTGGAACAAAGATTGCTCTGTTTGCTTGTCGAACTGTGTAGTTTATATTAGCAATATTATCTAAGTCTGCGATTGCTTCATCACGAATGATTCTCTTAAATGAAGCATCTTGACCTCTCATAAGTTCTAATTTAGAAGTGGTATTGCTTGCTAATTGAAATGCTATATTAAGACTTTCTCTGGTCTTTGCGTCCATCTCTACATCTTTGTCAAGTAACATATTGCCTAGCATGCTTGCCATGTTTCTTTCTTTTTCAACACCAAAACCACCTGACTCTAAGTAAGTCTTAAGTAATGGGTTTTGAACAAGAAGCATTTGTCTACGCATTTGCATATTGTCAGCAATAGTTTGACGCTCATATGGATTAGCCGTAGAGTTCATTCTATCCATTGCTTCGTCTTGAATATCAAACCAAGTTTGACGGTCAATAGAAATCTGAACTTCTTTTAGATAAGTCTCAAAGTCTTTGTTATCAATAAGACCTGACGCTTCAAACCAACCATATGCAGATGCACTAAACTCACCTACGTTAGGTGCTGCTAACCATGCTGCATCACCATACTTGTCAATTAAATCTGCGTTTTTAATGTACCAGTCTTTAACTTCATCAGTTTTTCTGAAAGCAATCTCTTGTGTTTTCTCAGCACGGGATACGGTATAAACAAGTTTATTAGGGTTCTTACCTATGTAGATAGCAAGCGCTTCTTCATATGGGTCATCTAATCTTGGGTTTGAGTTGTTTACAACACCTTCATAAATATCAAAGAACTCTTGACGTACGCTAGTAATACCTACTTCTTTTAAGAAGTTAGGTAGGTCTTTAGATTCTTTTAATGTTGGCGACCAAGGAATTGGTAGCAATCCAAGAAGGTTACGCATAAATACCAAGTTATGACCTGATATACGTAAGTTCTTTACGTATTCGTATTGTTCTTCTGGAGTAGCATCTACTGGTAATCCCTTACCGTGTGCTGCATTGTAAGCAATTACTTGGTGAAGAGCAGATATTTCCTGCCTATCTTTTTCATTGCTATTTAACATGCGAAACATTCTGTCTAAAGATGCAGGCACCATAGCACGACGTAAGGTTAAATTGTCCCCAATATCACCAAGAAGAATGTTATCAATTCTATCAGCAGCAAGACGTCCGTTAGGTCCTAATTGACCTAGCACAGACTTGGCTAAGAAAACGCTCATGCTAGCCATTGGACCAGAAAGAGTAGGAGTCGTAGCATCTGGACCGAATGATGGGTTTACTTGAGATAGTTTAAGAGTAAAGTCTCCAACTAAAGTTTGATTATATCCAGCAGTACCACCAGTTAAAACTCTTAATGGTTTATCAACAACTTGGAATATCATGTCATCCATTGGCATAACCATATAGGATTCGCCTTTAGCATCTTCATGAATAAATCCAGATGCAGCCAATCCTTGCGCACTTAAACGCATACGCATAATGGTTTTAATAGAATGTTCTTTTAATCTGTAAAATCTGCGAATAAAGTCTTCAGTAGCACGGTAGAAACGTGAACCATTACGTAGATTCCAAGCCAATGAAGTACGTACTTCAGGATTATCTGCATATTTCATGATGTTATTTAAAGCATCTTGAATAGCAAACTCAGATAGCCTACGTTCTGCTAAATCATCCGCATGTCTTTGAAAAGCAATTGCATCTTCTTTACTAAGTTTACCTAACTTTGTGCTTTCTAAACGTGCAGCAGTAGTTTTAGCAAGCAATTCTTCTTTTAACTGCCTTGAGTATCCACCTTCTTCAAAGTTACGCATAGTAGTTAGGAAGAAAGCCATAGTTGCTGGCGTACGAAAGTAAGAAGTTACTTGTTGGTCCATCAATTCAAAGGCTTTATTGCCATATTCAGCAATTGCTTCTGTAATGCTAGCAGGACCTGGAGCAAAAGGTACGGCTAATTCACCTTTAATATCGTACTTACCAACTAATTCGTCATATTCTTCCATTGGAAGTCTACTCCAGTTAAACTTACCTTTAGAAGATGAAACTTTTTTAAACAACGATTCGTTAAATACTTCAAATCTAGAAGAACCGTGGAATGATTTACGTAAATCTAGTAAATGCGTTTGCAACCAGTCTGTAAATATTTCATAATCAGACTTGGTGCCTTTTAATGCAGGATATGAATCTAAAGATTCTAAGAGTTTTCTAACTGGAGTTCCTGGACCCATTAATTTTTCTGGGTTAGTAAGCAATCCTGTTGTAATATCGTCTGCCGCATCAATGAAATCTTTGCCTTCTGGAAGTTTTATACCAAAAGCCTGAACAATTTCATTACCAGCATTAATAAAATCTTCTTGAGTTCTTAGTCCATTATGCTTTACAAATAGACTACTTGGGTCTAACTTAGTTCCTTTGTTTACAAAAAGACTATAATCGTTTGAAAATCTTTTTGAAACGATATCAAACTGCCCAGCAATTCTTTGATTTCTGCTTGCACTTTCAGAAAGGATTTGTAATTTAGGGGTTTTAACTAAACCATTTGCTTTTAAGAAAGCATCATAGCCTTGCTCGCTGACCACATCTTGAGTTACATTAATAGCCTTACCGCCAAGAGCAGCATTTCTAGCCTGAGATGATGTTACTAAATCTAATCCCATAGGGTTATAACGCATTAGAGCATATAGGAATTTTTTATCCATTTTATCAAGCACCATTGGGCTAGGAAGATTGCTTGTAAAACCTGGTATCGCTCTTAATTCGTTTATTGCTTCATTTATTATGGTTTCAACAACGAAATCTTTTTGGGCTGCAAAGTCTTTAGGATGTTTTATTGCTGCTAAATCTTCAATAGCAAGTCTAGTTTCAGGAGATATCTTATCTTGTAGTTTTAAAAATCTTTCTTGAGAGAACGATATACCCTCTGCGCTTCCTCTGGCTATAGCCAAAGTTTTAACAGCCTTGCGTGCACGCCCTACAAAACTAGCAATTATTTCATAAGGTGCATATAAAGAAAATAAAAAGAGTTCGTCCACAACAGCCCTAATACCTAGTTTAGGAACCAGCGTTGCAATTGTCCAAGTATTAGTTACGGTGCTAACAGCATGGCTATTAGTAATAGCACCCATTCTTCTTAAAGCATTCCAGACTTTAGCGCCGTCTTCTTTTTTAGATAAAGCATTCTCGCCAAGAAGATTTGCTATTTCAACAAATTTAGGTTGGCTAACGTTACTAGTAAATTGAAATGGTTGAGAAGGTGTTTTAGAAATTGCTGTATCAAAATCAGCACCAATACTTACTGATTGTTTATATGAATTGCTTAACTTCATTCCTTTAGAAATATCTAAACTTTGACCTGAAATAAAGCCAAGTGAACCAAAGGTGTCGTCAAGTATACCTTGAATAATGTCAGTGCCGCCTGGTATAGCACCTAAACCACTACTGTGATAAACATCTGCATGTAATGCACGAAGCATTACTCGCCTATCATTCATTTTTAAGTCAGCAAATCTTTGAGTAAGAATTTTTGCTTGCTTATCAGGAAGTACAAGTTTTGCTAAATCTCTAAAAGCAGGTAAACTTTTATATACGTTATCATCATCAGTATATATTGTGCGACTTAATGGATGGCGTGAAAAATACCTACCAACTCTTTCTTTAAAGGTTGCCATCTTAGTAGCAGCCAAGTTAAATAAAGGGTCTGTATTTCTTAAATCAGCAACGTTCTTGGCTACTTTATCAACGTCTTGACCTGATTCTAAATATCTTCCTGCTATGTAAGCAGCATCTAGACTTTTATCAGATTGCTTTAAAACTTCAAATAAGTCATCGCCTTCTGAAACTGGTTGGCGAGTGTTAAATATTTCCGCTATTTTAAGTCTAAAGTTTTGACGGAACCGTAAACTCTTGTTTGCAGTAAGCACATTGTTAGATGTGTAAAAAATCATGCTATTGCTTTTAGCGTTAAAAAGACTTAAAGCATGTTCACTATCTGTAAAGTATTTACCAGCAGTAAAAGCGTCTTCAATTCCACCTTCTGCAAATTCTCTAATAATAGCGTCGTCGTTATACATTGGATAAAATCTTCCAATGTCATCTATAACATTTGCTTTAACTACATCATTGCCTTCACGAAAGGCTTTAATCAATTGACCTAAGCCAGGAATAGCGGAGTTCTTAACACCATCCCATACAGCCTTGACTTCTTTTTCTCTAAATACTAAAGGAACTGCGATATCAGAAGGAATACCCTTCTTCATTAAGTTACCGTAAATTTTACCTTTATTTAGTAAAGGCAAGCCTAAAGTTTTATTACTCTTAACAGTTAGGTCAGGCGCTAAAAGACGAGTTGGCGATGGTGCAAGTTCTGATTGTCTTGCAAGAACTTGTTCAACTGCTTCGCGTCTTGCTTGGTATCTAAGAATTATTGGGTCTGTATTAGGAAACTCTTTTAGTTTAACTTTAAGAATATCATCAGTTAATTTAAGCGCTTCTTGGTCTAAAGCACCTGCTGCTTTAACTAAACCTTTAGCAGCACCCCATGTACCTAGCGTAGCCCAAGTTAATGGGTCAGCAAATATTTGATAGCCAGCGTCTAATACACCTGACACTCTGTCAAATGCTTTTTCTTGTGCGGTAGGTGCATCTGGTGAAAGACGGAATATAAATCTTCCAACGTCTCTACCAAAAGAAATTTGACCACGACGATAGTCTTCAAGAATTATATTAAACTTATCAGGGTTTTCTTGCATGAAGTTAAGAGCACGCTCTAACTCAGGAGTTACTCCGCCAACTTCTTCAATAACTTGCCCTGGTGTTTTACCTACAGTTAAACCTTTAGCAAGTGCTGCAACACCGTCACCATAAGTTGCATCAAGTTGAGAGGTGTAGTTCTTGTCAAATATCTTTTTGCCGTCCCAGTCTTTAGACCAGATAAGCAACATTGAAGGAGTAAATTCTCCTTGACTTAATGCTCTAGTAATGTTATAAGGAGCAGAAAGAGTTTGACTATAAGCAGGTAATGCTGTTTCAAAAGCAAATTTAAAAGGGGAAGAAACTAATGTTTTAATACCTTTACCTAAAGCGCCAAGCACAGTCCAGTCTTTAGGTTTGTTTAAATAATCTGGATTATCAAAAGTAGTTCTAAGGGCTTCTTGAACACTTTCATCTAAAGCATTAAATTCTTGAACTGCTTTTTCGTTATCCATGCTAAGCAGTTCACGATGCTTATCGTATAGTTTACCCCAAGAATTTATCTGTTGTAAATTAGATTCTGGAATACCAGTACGATAAGAGGCAACCGCTAATTCAGGATTGTATTTTGAATCAGTATAAGCAGACCAACCTTGCGGTGGTGTCCAGCCTTGTAAGCGAGCCACTAATTAAAATCCGTTCTTTAAAACATCTCATTGAAAATTGCCGACAGTTTTCCTGTATTGTCCCCAGGTATTAATTTAGATAATTCAGATTGTAAAGTTGGTTGAGGTGGGGCAGCAGGTAAATTTAAATTTGTGAAATCTTGACCTGGACCAAAACTCATTCCTGCTGTTAATGGTTCGCTAGGTCTATTGGTCTTGTCCATAAGCCCAGCATTACCAGACATTGCTGACATAATGTTACTGCGACTAACAGCAGGTTGAACTGCTGGCGGTGCTTGATACATACTGGCACCAGCCTGTTGTTCCATTAGTTCTTGACCTTCACCATAAGTTCCACCACTCATGTATCTTGTTGGTTGTTTGGATACATTCATGTCAGTTCTTTTTGATTGTGAACCAGGACCTGATACTTGTTCTCTAACTGCCATTAGTCCTCATCTTCTAAAAAATTTGTTTCTGAAGTTACTAGAATATCTGTTGCGTGTGCAAGCATTCCGTTTAATTTCCACGGTGGAGTCCTGCCATCTGACAAAGCATCTAGATGATATTGATTATCTGCGTCTATAAATTCTGCAATTAAAATTAAACTTGTGGTTAGGGCACCTTGTGGAAATCTTGCTTTAGCATAACCATCAATGGCTTCTTTGAATAATTTGACGTACTCTGGTTGTGCATCAATCTTATCCATTTTAACCTGCCAGTTGTCCTAGTATGCTTGCTATATCGGGTGCTCCTTGCGGAGGTGAAGATGCTCCAGTTGAGGGAGAGGGAGCACCAGGTGGGGACGGTTGTGCTGCAACCTGCTCGGGTGATTCCTCAACTGGAGTAGGCTCTGGTTCTGCAAAGATTTCTTTTGCAGCCTCTTCTATAGAAGTACCATTCTTTCTAGCATCAATAATTTGCGATAACTGCAAGATTAATTTTGATGGATTTTGTCCACTGGCAATCAATTGTGGCAATGCTTGTGCACTTGCTTCAATTGCTCTGTTTAGGTTATCTCGCATACGTTGAATATCAATGCGTTCTTGTTCTTTACTTACGTTTACAGACCAAGGAAGTTCTTTCATTACAAACTCACGTGAGACTAAATCTCCACCAAGAGCCTGAAGAGAGAAGATTAAAGCACGACTTGGGTCTAGCCCAGCCATCAAACCATAGCGAACTTCTACTGTGTAGTCACCCTTGATATCTTTTGCTGGGTTGTACTTGAGTTCGTATGGTGCACCGTCGTTATATCCACGAACAGTCTTTTCATACGAAAATAATTTTTCATCAATTCTCAAACATAGACTTAAAACATCTTCAAAAGTTTGTGCAAGAATTTGTTGTCCTGCTTTGATTTGTGAATCAAAAGCACCTAATAACGCCTGGACCCCTTGTCCTGTAATGATACTGGCATCAATATTGCCAGTGCGTCCTTCTGGATATCGGGAACCCAGACGCATTTCCTGTTGCAACACTGCTTGTTCGGTAAATGCTGCTGTTGGTAAATCCAATCCAACTCTGCGGATTTGCTGAGGGTTTTGACTTCTCAACACTGCATCGGGACCAAAAGCAAGTTCTTGAACATCATTGGGCAGTGCCAACGGAGCCTGAACACTCTTCTCTGCTGCTTCTAAACCAAGCAAAGCAAAGCGAGCACGTGCAAGTTGTACCCATACGACATCATCAAATTGACCACGCATATCGTCATCAATGCTTGGACGCTTAGCAACTCTAACCATTATTTCCCCAACTGGGTTAGGAGTTACTCGTAAAGGTAAATTGTCCTTTGAGGGAACAAATAATATAATTTGGTCAGCATCTTCATATCTAACCATTTCAATCATTGCGTACATATCAACATTCTCGCGACCATGAGGACCTACGAGTTGTCTTTCGTACTCTGGAAATTCTACAACTAATTCTGCAAGAGTTTTGTAGTAACGACGAGTATAAGAAACTACACGACCAAAGCGGTCAAACTCTGGATAAGCACCTAAAGGATTGTCTACGCGTATACGGGGCTGATTGTTTTCAACATCAACTTCAACAACTATAGGCAAAAAGCCATATGTAAGGTACCAGTCAGCCCCAGTATACATTTGGGTTTGTAAGCGAGAGGTTTGCACATAATTATTAACAACCATAGTTCGCTTATCTGCCTGTGCTTTAGCACGGTCAGAAGTTACATTTATAGTACTGCAATTAAAACTTGGTAATGGGGCAAGTACTTCTGCTAAATCTCTAGCAGCAATATCGATAAAGTTGGCAACCATTGGTGCTGGCATACCTTCAGGAAAGAAATCTGGAAATACAGATTGAATCTCTCCACGACGTACTGAAAGTACATTCGCCATGCGGACGTCTCTATCAGAGTAGCGACGCTTTAAAGCCTCTACCTTATCCGCAATCTGTTGCACATTAAGTGCCATTCAAACTCCTAGTAATAAGCATCAGCATATTGTGCTGCTGCGAGTTCATCTAGATTTACAACGCCACGATTTCTTATACCTGCTTTAGTTGCATATCTGTTATATGTGTGTGATTGAGCAAAGCCAGACATTTGGATTAACTCTTTAACCCTAATCTCACAAAACCATAAAGCCATAACACAGTCAGTCTTTTGGTTCTTCTTTGCGTTAGGACTCCAAACTATAAGTTGATTTACTAAAGCCTTAACGTGTTCATTATTTTCTGATGATGGTAATTCAATTAAATTATCATCTTGATGTTTGCCATCACGCTCAGTACCAAATAGGTCTGCCATAGAGGCAACACCAAAATCTACATCCCACTTATTCTTACCTGTAAAGTGAGAACGAAACTGAACGCCTCTAGATGCCATCCATTGGTTTAACTCTTCATCTAAAGCGTAAGCCTTTTGATGAGCATTTATCTCAACTCTAATTTCATTGGGTTGGTATTTATTAACCCAGTCTTCCATCAAGGCACGAATTTTTTGAGGGTTCGGGTCTTGCATATTATAAACATCTAATACATAACGCTTGTGCGTTTGTCTATCGAAAGCAAGTATTACGGCTGCGGTATTACCAGTCATGGCTGGGTCAATACCCATCAAGGTATAAAAATCCCCACTGGCTGGATGTCCTGGAACTGTAGGTCTAATAGGACCGACTTTACGCATTCCATTAATGGAACCTTGTACGCATGGTGGACGGAAGATTGAATCTTCTTGTACGTCCTGCTGTTGGTAAACCAAAGCCCATGTTGTCGGAGTTACTTCGCCTCTACGACGGTACAGGGCTGGACCGTCCCACTTAGGATACAAGCCGTTCTCATCAGGTTGCTTTTTGCTAGAAGTAGTTTGGTCGCTCTTGGGCCAGAGGGTTTCCCAATTATCTGGCTTATCAGCAAACTCTAAAACTGCTGGCATAGCAAAATAGGTAAATGGACTTACGCCATTAGACCAATGTTTTGGATTTCTTATCTCTCGGTATAGGTCAGTTGCTGCAAAGCGTGTACCTACTACGAGTAAAACTCCTTCGTCATCAAGACGAGTAATTACTTCTTTTTGCAACCACTCTAGTTGCTTCTCATATTCGTGAGCGTTGGCACCAGTGACGCAGTCGTCAAGAATTATTAGGTTCGCTCGTGAACCGTAAATTTGTCCACCAATACCCAGTGCTTGTACCGTCGGGTCCTTCTCGGTAGAAGTACGCGACAGGGTAATAGAGGATTGTCTCCAGGAATCTGCGTCTTCCTTCCAACCACCCGAAGGTGCGTAGGTAGCCTGCATTTTTGCCCACATAGGGTGGGTCAGTCTCTGCTTGATTGAATATACGAACTCCTGGGCTTTTTGTAGGGTTTTAGAAACTACAATGATTCTTGTATTGTCAGGGTCCATACAGACTTTGTAAGTTGAATAATTGACTGTAATGGTAGTTGACTTGGCGTGCTCAGGGGGCACATTGATTAAAAGTCTGGTTGGGTCAGAAGGTTCGTAAATCATAGAAGGGTGCAGCCATGATGGGTCTTTTCCCTCTAATACATCTACCCAGTTTTGCTGATGGGCGAAAATCTTAGAACCAAGGAATTGCTCTGAGAACTCAGAAAACTCTAGTTCGTATTTGTCCCTACTTAAATCTCGGGTAGCCCCTTCTTCTTTGGCTTCCTCTAACTTGCGAGCAAAGATGGGGTCACGGTTAATCCACTGTCTGAGAGTTACAGGTTGACGGTCTACCAAGCCCATGGCTTGCTTGACACCTATGCCACTAGCCACATGAGCGAGGACTTGACGCTTGGCTTCATCCGCATCGATGGCATTCACGTTGGCGGATTTTGCCTTAAACTTAGCCATCAAGGAACCCTTATCGTAACAACCTTTTACTGGATATCTGTAACATACTGTATACAGTTATTAAAGCCCCTTGAAGGGCTTTAATAAACAGTAAACTGTTTAACAGTTGAGGGGGTTTAAAAAACCCCCTCACTATATACTAATCCGTCCAAAAAGCAAAACCGGACAAAAGTATCTGGAATCGTTATAGAATGTTACCAAACTGTTATAAAAGTAACGTATTCTGTGCCTATATGGTAGCGTATTTGTGTTGAGATAGATACAGGGCGTCACTGTCACACGTGTATATTGTGGGTGATACATGTAGAATAAGTTTCGTGAATTTAATAACCCTGGGTTCCTGTCCCGTACTGTAGGACGAGTGGTGGTCTGCAGTCTGCCCAGCACTGCAATCCACTCAGACAGTATTGCAGTACCTGTCTGTCTGTCTTACAGTCTCTCCATTGACGCATTGGTGTCATAATTAAAACACCAATGCTAACTCCCACACGGCTCTGCGTGCCCATGCTTACACTGAGACTATGCCGTGTGGTACGGACAAAAATAATATCTCTGTCTGTCGCTAAAGCGACTTCACTCTATCGAATTATTTTTGGTATCTCTCTCTCGGTCGTACACCGTGTTGCCCGCTCAGATTTCTTCGGCGGACAGCCTCGAAATCCTCGCTGTCAATGTGTTTGCCTAAAGGCAAACCTGTATCAATGTTCGCTAAAGCAAACGCCTGCAACACGGCTAGAGTCTATCGTCTGCCCGACAAGAGTCAAGTTCGGCAAGCATGAGATTCCCCACGCCGTCTAGGCTACGCCTTTATAGACGGCATGCGAAATCTCACACTTGCTCGCGTACTTGACTATTGCCGTTCAGCCGATATGACTCTCGCGACCGAGAGAGTCTCGGCAACTATCTATAAAATATATAGATTGATATATGCGTGGCTAGGAGCAAAGCGTCCAAGCCACGCATTTCAGGAGGAAGAAATGAATAGATTACCATCAATACCAGCAGGAAAAGCAAGAGTATCCTTCGACACTACCACTCGTGGTGCTAAAAAGGTAATTCTTGATATCCCTACTTGGTTGCAAACCGTAGATAATAATGGTGCACCTCGTACTGTTACCAAGTTCAAAAGATTACAAACCAGTGATTATGAAATGGTAAATAGATTCGCCAACGCTTTAGAACGTGGTTGGTTCTTAGAGGAAACCAATAATAAAGGTGACAAGGTTACCGTGATGGACATCTCTAACATCACGTACTTTGATAACTCTTTCCAAACCAAAGAGGGTAACTGGATTAACTTTAGCCAGTTAGTTACTGCTGATATCTCAGAAGTATTGGAGCCATCAGATGTCTAAACTCGATTTGGTTATCGACCTATCCCATTCGGAGCATTGCTTCGAGTGGGATAGATGTGACGATTGTTACGAAGATATGATTCAAAATCATAATAGATTACAGATAGAACCTGTAATTAATGAACAATATGATAGACCAATACTAGAAACTGGTGCTGGCTATAATATTGGTGACCGTAAATCGTCTGACCTATTGGATATGGTTGACAATATCCAAGAAGTCTTTGACAGTTACTTGATTATGAAACATCAAGTTATCTGCAAAGTATGTAATCTTATGTACTATTCGCGTTTAGGATTCTGTCCTAATTGCTAGTATATGGAGTGGCTGGTGCTTCGGTGCCAGTCACTCCCCTTTTTTACTCGTTAACAAAAAACCAATAAATGTACGACCGAGGACAACGACAAGTGACTGGAGGAGTCATGGATTACACAGCATTAACAATGACAGTACATCATTTACAAGAAGCCATCAATCAAGCAATCAAGGTAGATAAAGATGGCAAACTCAAGCGTGAAGAAGAGTGGACATGGAACATGTTAACTCTAGCCAAGGTAACAAGTTACTTTGAGAAAGAACTAGAAGACCTTGATACCTTTCACCTTGTGATGGGTTCAGACCGTTAATGTGTCCTGATTGTGAGCAGACTGTCGTCCTAGACTGGAGTACTGGGATGACAGTATGCCGTAGTTGTGGACAGATTGTGAAGTTAGACGGCGACATGTCCAAGATGATACGCACAGATTATGCAGAGAACTTATACACAACTGAAAACTATATAGGTTCTTGGGCTGAGGTAATACACAGAGGCGATGTCGTTGCAATCTTTGAGCACCGACATGCCTATCGTGCTGCTAAAGAATACGCAGAAGGAATACTAGGAGGTTATTACAAATGAAATGTAATGATTGTGATACAGAAGTAGATGTACCAGTAAGTGAACAACCACCTGATGGAGTGCTTTGCTACGACTGCGGAGTGCGACAAGCGTGGGATGAGCATGGGGAGTTTGATTTCTAATGAGCATACCTGAACCAAAGTGGGATGACTATGCAGCCAGAGACATATGCACTGATTGCTACATGAAGTTTGATTACAAAGGTGAATGCCCAGAGTGCGACAGTAAAGAAGAAGATGAGGTGGACAATGACAAGTAGTTGGATGGACTGGTATGGATACACGCCTGCTCTGTTACAAGTGCCAGAGCAGGCTCAGCAAAAGGAGGAAGAATAATGGGATTAGATATGTATCTACATGTTAGAAAACATGTAGCAGGCTACGACTGGTACTCACAAGAATCAAAAGATTTGTATCGTAAAGTTATTGAACTTGTTGATACTAACAATCTTCAAAACGAAGAAAGCAAATCAGTTACAATTGAGTTTGAGTCTATGTACTGGAGAAAAGCAAATGCTATCCATGGATGGTTTGTAGAGAACATTCAAAATGGAGAAGACAATTGCGAAAAATATAGTGTTCTTCCTGAAATGCTGCACGAATTAGTTCAGGATTGTAAAGAAGTACTAAACAATCCAGGCAAAGCGGAAGAACTACTGCCAGTCAAAGAAGGATTCTTCTTTGGTAGTTATGCGTATGATGACTGGTATTTTGATTACGTTAGATATACCGCAGAAAGGTTAAGCCAATTACTTAAAGTAGTTGAAAACGACCCAAGTGTTTGGTTAACATATCAATCAAGTTGGTAACAAAGGAGGAAGCAAGTGCATAATCTAGAACAGTTCGGGGATACGACTGCGTTCGTGTCTTACCGTGAACCAGGTTGGCATAACCTTGGCACTGTGGTCAACGACAAGTTAACAGCAGAGGACGCCATTAAACATGCAGAACTAGACTGGACTGTAGAACTACATCCACTTCAATCACCAGTTATTACTGATGAAGGAGTAGAAGTAGTCTCTGTACCAGATAAGTTTGCTGTTGTTCGCAAGCACCCATTAAAGAATAGTCGTGACGCATTGGGTGTCGTTGGTACTAGGTATACACCTATCCAGAACAGAGAA